ATTTTCTGATATACGGGCTCCACCGCCTCCGCCGCCTCCAGCGTGACCCATTCCACCTCCGCCACCTCCAGCGACAACTACAACAGTTGCAGTTAGGTAACTAGATGGAACTGGAAAAGATGGAGTCGTGCTAGTAACTTTTGTTTGACTACTACTTACTCTAGTTATTGTTGCATCTGGTCCTATTAATCCGCCTTTAGCCATATTATTCCCACGTGTTAGTTTCACTGTTCCATGTTAAAACAGTGTCATTTAATTTTTTCTTAACGCCTTTCCATTTAGAAGAAGAACTATCCCAATATATTTGTATTGGCATTATAGTAGATGGGTCTACTTCATATTCAAGTTCAGTTGGATAAGTAGATCCTGGTTGCCAATCACCATTAGAGTCCAATGTCCAGCCTGGTCCGCCTGGTTCAGCTCCAACAAACATATCTAAACTAGAATTATAAATCATATTTGGGCCTGCGTATTTTTTTCTAAAATTATTATTATAAGAAGTTTGTTTCCAATAAACAGGTTCATCTACACTTCTAGGTGTAGAAGTTTTTACCCATTCCTCTGCTTCTGTAGATAAGTCTCCTCCATGAGCATTTACATCCTCATTAGAAAAAACTAATACTCTAACTACTTCGTTATTTGATTCTTTTATTTCTGCAAAATGAGCCATATTGTATTCATATTAAAAATTTGTAAAAAAGTCTATGGTTTTTTAAAAAACAATACCTGATTAACTCTATATTTATTAAAAAACATATCATTATTTAACATCATTCCATGAAAAATTAAACCATCAAACATAACACATCTATTATATTTTGCCTTAATAGTATGTATAATTTTCCATTTTTCTTTTGATCTCCATGGATTTGAATGTTCTGGTGTGTCTTTTATATTCTTAAAATCATCTCCAATATCTTCGTACAGATTAGTTGCGTCCGCCTCATCTTTATTAAAATATATTAAAGCTGTATAACCAAAATCTTTATGGGGATACCAATAATTATTTTCATAGTCATTAAAGTTTTTATCTATAAATTTAGTTACATTAGTTAAAAAATTATAGTCTTTATATTTAATTTCTTGCTTAACAATATCTTTTAAAAAATTACAAACTTTTTCCAAATCACTAAAATAATTAACATGTCGTAAATCTTCAAAATGTATCATATTTAAACTATTTTTTTCTTTTATCTTGTGTGGGTGTGCGGGGTTTCTTTCGATAAAATTTAATATTTTATCTGGATGTTTATAAAAATTGTCTATTGTATATATAGTAGAATTTTTGAGATGTTGCTTTTTTACTTCTAATTTGTTATTAAGTTCAAACATACAGATATGAAATTTTTAATCTTTCCTAATTATGTTTATAAATACATTATTAAAGTAAGTCAACAAGATCAAAATTTTTTAAGAATTATAGCTAAAAATTATAAAAAAGAATACCATTACACAACATTTTACAAAGACAATATACTTTTGTTGCCTCAAATAAATGATTTAAAAAAAACATTAGAAAACATATTTGATAAATTAAATTTAAAAGTTTTACATGCTTGGGTTCAAGGTTATGGAGAAGATAATTTTCATGATTATCACACACATGCCGAATGCATGTATTCTTGTGTTTTATATTTAGATTGTTCAGACAAATCTTCAAAAACTATATTTTATCATCCCACTCATCCACATAGTGTGATGTACCATGTTAAAAAAACAAATATACAGATTAAACCTAAAATTGGAAAACTAGTTATATTTCCTAGTTATTTGCCACATGTTGTTTTACCTAACAAAGATAAAAAAAGATTAGTTTTATCTGCTAATCTTGTTCAAAAGAATTAGTAGTTGTATTCCAAGTTTCTGTGGTAAAAGGAGTATCTGGTCCTACTTCTTCTCCTTCAGGTGGTGTAAAAGTATATCTTTTCCATGATTGTAAAGATTCATCCCACTGTATATCACCTGTTTCATCAGGTTTAGCAAATGGTGGTGTCCATTCGTTATTAACTAAAGTCCAAGAGGAAAAAGGTGAAGCAGGTATAAAAGAATTGTTTAAATAATATCCGTTTATTTGTGCTTCATTATTTGAATCTAGTATGTAAGTTTCTGTTTGACCATCAATCCAAGTTTGATCAGCTAATACTACATTAGTTATTTTATTATCATCATTTAATAAAGCATACCTAGCCATTAAAATTCTTCTCCCCAAGTCCCTGCTTTTTTATTATCGTAAACATCGTCTAAACTCCACACACCAGATGCAGCGTAGGCTGTCGCAAACGGTTTGACAATTCCAATACCATTATTTCCATTTCTTTCAGTCGCTTGAGATCCTTGATTACCTATACCTCCACCACCATAAATAGAACTAGGAGAGGGACCGCCTTGAGCATATGTTACGGGAGAACCTGTAATACTACTATCTAAACCTGCACCAGCACTAAATGTTGCACCTCCAGCTCCACCTTTACCGCCGCCACCTCCAGCGCCGCCTGGCACGGGTGTTCCAGAGGGATTACCTTGACCCGGTGTCCCAGCACCAACAGAACTACTAGAACCTCTTCCACCAGAACCGCCAGACCCGCCAGGGTTTCCATTACCGCTTAAAGTTGATGATCCACCTCCACCACCAGTTACTGGTTGAGGACCAAAAGCTCCGTTACCTCCAGCAGCTCCATTTGAAGTGCCTCCAGCACCAATCGTTACAGGAATGGATGCACCTCTTGCAATAGGGAAAGATTCATTTTCAACTGCTCCGCCTGCTCCTCCGCATCCCCCACGATGTCCACCTGTTGGTGCTCCTCCACCAGAGCCACCACCAGCAACAATTAATATATGTGCCTCGGTCCATGCATTAGATGGATGATTATACGTTCCGTTGGATGTAAATGAAGTAGTAGATTGTGCTGAACCTTTTCCTTCGGTAGGACTTATTATAGGTCCAATAATTCCGCCATTTGCCACAGCTAATTACCTCCCCTAACTTAATTCCTCGTAACTTATTGTGATAGTTAAGTCAGATGCTGCACCCGCACCCGCTTCTATATTATCTCCTTCTTCAAGATAGATAGATGAGTTTTTATCTATTACAACTAACGTTGCATCAGCAGGAACAGATATTGTGCTTGCGATCATTATTGGTGAGCCACCTGATTTTGTAATTGCAACAGATACATCTGCCGCGTTGGTACCATCGATATTTGCTATAATGATAGTGTTTATTTTAAATACTTTTCCAGAAGACGATGCGTTTGCAAGAATTTCAGTTGTTAAAGTTGTGCCTAAAGTCGCTTGAACAGATTTGGCTGTTATTGTTGCGACGTTTACTAAATTTGGTGCTGACATATTTTATATTCTCCTATCTTTATTTATCCAAAAACCAATGAAAAAGCAACCGCTAATCCAGCAGTAGCAATTTTATTCCCACTTACTTGCGCTTGTCCAGTTCCATTTGGAGCTATATTTATATCACCATTTGCTCCATCTGTAATGGTAATAGTTCCTGAATTTGTCCCAGAATTAGTATCCAATATTAAATTATGCGCTCCGCTAGATGTAAGAGTGGCGTTTGCTGCCCCCGTACCTATTTTAGTTTCACCAGTTCCTTTTGGTATAAGAGCGATATCAATATTTGAATCATCACCTGTTGCAGATATGCTTGGTGCATTACCAGTAGCAGCGTTTGTAACATCAAACTGGTTTACTGCAGATGATGTAGTTTGAAAAATAATTTGTTCATTACTATTTTCATCAGCAATAAAATGTGCATCGTCAATTAAAATATTATGTGAATTAGTATCTAAGTTTCCACCAAGTTGTGGTGTTGTATCTTCAACTATATTTGAAATACCTAAAGCTATTGTATCAATATTAGGATTAGTTCCATCACTTGCAGTTGCAAATACAATAGCATCACCTTTATCTGTTGCTGAAAAAGTAAACGAGTCTCCTGAACCAGTTATATATTTAAACTGAACTGTATAAGCACCTGAAGTTGAGTTTCTTAAAAAATAAAAAGTTTGAACATCTAAAGGTATTGTTACAACTTGGTTTCCCGTAATAGTTCCTGTGAACTCAATCATTCTGTGAGAAAGTTCTGCGCCAGTTGATCCATCATTTACACTAAGATCAGTTGTTTGGGCTCCACCTGCTATTGATTTAGCAATATAACCACCAGAAATTTGTTCTATAATTTGTAAATTAGTATTAGTTTTAGTTCCCCATGTACCGGCGTTTTCACCAGTTGCTTGAAGTTCTACACCTAAAGGTGTGTATGTTGATGCCATAAATTA